CCTCTACCTAAGAATCAGAAGACCCCATATCAGTAGTGGCGAAGTACACTTTTTTTTTTTTTTCCACATTAGAAATCATCATCAACAGCGAACATGGACATTTCCTCATTAGGAAAATTTCGTAATGACCATTTTTCTCTGTCGACTTGATTTTTTTTAACAAGAACAGCCAGCTTAGGAAACCCGTTCCTCAGTTCTTCTAGTGACATCTTACCCTTGCGGAGATACTGCGACAAGTCCCCTCCCCTCTTTGCCTGAAAATGACGAAACAGCACCTCATTCACATCAGTTACCCTAACCTTAATATAATTAAATCCTAACATGAATACGTCACGCAGATAGTTATAAGAATCAAGATTTGCTGCATACGAATCATACGCCATCCCCATTGCCGACAACATGACATCCATAACATTTCGGCATGGATCTGGTTCACGACCATATACGAGACGATATGAATAGTCCGAAATCGGTCTCCATGCCAATAACTTGGGTTGTTTTTCTCCTTTCCATGGATTGAGCACCAATCGTCGATGTAAAAAGGAACAACCATCGTCGATCACTGAACCACTTTCTGAAACTACCGACAACAGTGGCTTATCGATCTTAATATCCTTAAAATGCATGTCGAAGAACTGACGTGCCCACGCTATATAACGTGAGAAGCCGAACGTCCCCTCTAATACCCGTGGACATCGATGGATAAGATCATCACCATATACTATCATAATCAACTGCATATGTAGCAAGGCCTCCGTCGCGGCCATCGCCACCTCTGCATCAACAATGCGTGATATCTCATAGCAACACCACAAGCAGAATAATAACAAGGACACCCAGGAATCTGCGTGAGAAGTCACTACTGATCCTGACGGTACACCTCCATACACGACCATCCATACCCCCGCATACACATGCGTAATCCTTGTAATTAACCAATCAAAGATGGTCTTCAACATTTTCTTATATATTGGCCATGCTCGACTTTTCTTATTGTAATAAATTCCTCCATGTGCCACAAAAAACTCGAGCAATACCCTGTGTAGCGACTGATCACAATTTATCAAATCTCCCATCGAGTACACTGCCGCTGTTGGATCATCCCAGTCATAGTGTAATAATTCAGCTATGCGATCCGCCCCTCCATATGACCATGTATGACCTATACAAATATAGCCACGCTCCAAATTCTGTCGCAAAGTAAACAACACTCGTTCCGTAAGAGACTCCTCATCACTCGGAATAACAAAGAAACGAAATTTATCTGCATACTTTTGATAATCCTCCGACAAGTACTTTTCATATTTGCCATAGGTCTCATCTTTCCCCTTCATTACCCATGCCTTATTCCTAAGCACCGGCACCCCATATGTCGATTCCCGAAACATCC